AACTGTGTAAGATCCATGGTCATGTTGAATCTAGATTCAAATTCTTTAAGTAAAGATTCAGTTGTAATGGGTTTTGTAAGGTCTAAGCTCTTCATACTGTGTTTATTTATTATCTATGCTCCGAACGTGTCACTAAAGATCTGTTGTATGTTGCCTTTACATTCGTCCGCTAGACGGTTAGCGGCATCCAATCTATCCCAATACACATCTTCCATCTGCTCATCCTTGCTCTTCTGTGCTTCCTTTATCATACGTTTAGCATTCTGTATATCAAATAGTTGTGATGCAAATTTTGTATCCAGTTCTAGTAGATTAGTGGGTACTCCCTTTTCATCTGCTAAATGATGTGCCACGAGTATGGCCGTCTGTTTTAAATTTATATCGTCATGAAGAACAGCGGCTTCCATCATGTCTGCAATGACATACACATATCTAGTTCCAGACCATTTCCTTGGTACAATGGCTATGTTGCCGATCAGGATACCTTTACTGAACTGTTTGGGTAGGTGGTGGAATGGCCTACGTGCCTGTTCACGTTGTGCCAGGTCCGCGAGTTTGGACTTCAGCCCGTAGGCCTCGATCTGTTTTACCAGTTCTGTTTTATTTTTTCCTGTCATTTGCAACGAACTTTATCTTCCTATTTAAAGCATATTGCATGTGGGTGTCAAGTTTCTTCCTGACGAATATGGCCTTGTCCGCCAGTTTCTTGGCCCTGTCCGCGTCCTCTGGTGACAACTGATCGCTCCTGAATGACTCAAGTGCGTGTGCCCGTATGAATTCTGCATCCGTGTCCGTGACATAGACCTTGGCCTTGGGTGCTATTTGTATGAACATGTATTGGTAATTTTAGCCTGGCATCTTCATCAAGATCACTACCACCGTTGATAGTAAGCCTGCGACCACTGTGCCTGCTGTTGCTATGATTGTCTTCTGACTGCTCTTGTGACTGACCTGTTGATCTTCGTTCATCTTCTGTAGACGAATTTCAATAGCACTCAACCTGTCGTGTAGTCCCTTGTATCTCTCTGAACACAGGTCCACGTGTGCTTCTAGGTTCTGTTTTTCTAAATCTGTTGTACTCATATATCTTTGTAAATCTCTTTTGAGGATTTGTACCTCCGTTAGTAGAGCCTGTAGATGAGCCTGATCCATTGCCTGTGTGTGCCTTTATTATTAGAAAGTTTGTGCCTTAATGTACTATTATTTATCGATGGGACCAGCGTATGAAAAGTACGTGTTTATGATACCGCCCGCTAGTGCACCTATTATCTTCTGTCTGTCCGTTCCCTGCATTTCCTTTGTGACAAAAGTGTGAATGGGCAGGTGTGCTGTATTGTTACACTCTGCCACGACGGGTATGAGGCTGAAGTCCTCGACCAGGCTTGACGTTGGATCAGCAAAATCTCCATAAACTCCCGACTGCTCTGTGAAGAACTGGAAGTGCCATGTTGTGTGTTTGCCCTCGTAGTAGGAACCAAACGCATGATTACCTAGGTCAGGCAGTTCTACCTTCTGTGGTGCGTGTTCCCATGTGATGTTACCCCTCATCTGCAACAGTTGTATCATGGTGGAAAAGTTGCTGTTTTGATTCCTAGCAATTGATAGTGTGTATTTGTCGTGTACCACGTCTCCTGATTCTGTTGTGAAAGGAAAAGGCCGTTTAAGATTACCGTTGTCGGTTATATCAACCAGTGTGTGTATTCTATACTCGTGACTCATGGTAGTTCTCTATATATAAGGGTTGTTGTATCTCAGCATCAATTTCAGTCCAGGATATTTCAGGTATCAGGTGTATATGTTCGTATTTTTTGAGTTTTTCAAGTACACCATTACGATCTAGCAGATCAAATTTTAGATCAAAGTTAGAAAGGTAATAAACATCAGATTTTTTCCCAGCAATGTCATCATAGTTGTATGATATTCCACTGGTCTTCTTTTTTCCTGGCAGGAAGGTCATAAACCTCTGCCATTTCATGAGGTCTCCTAGCAGGGCGTCATCGTTGTCTATTGTGTCTAACAGTATTCGGTGGAAAAGGTCTGAAACATCATCGTAATTGAAATGAAAACGATACCTGGGAATGGTCTCATGAACAAGAAAACCTATGTCATCGTTGTCACGCCTCATCAGGAATTTATCCTTGCCTGTAAACCATCTACACAAGGCATCCAGGTCTTTGACCATACAGTCTGGTAGTAAGTGCCTGTTGTCTGGATTAAAGAATTTTGTAAAAGATTTGACAAAATCCTTATCTGATTTTCCATGGTAGTTCTTCAAATATCTCAAGGGAGTGTCAATCCATCTAGTCATTCCTGATACGTGTGATAACAATACAAACATGTAATAAGCAGTCATTATCTCAGTGGAATTTATAGTGTCAGACTTGATAAGGTAGTTGTTCCTATTTTGAGTGCTCGTATAGTCCACACCATCCAGCTCGAGATATTTCATGCCCGAGACCGATGTCATTCTATGCCACGCTTCACCCGTTTCATAGTAAATTTTATTGTCATCCGTCAATGGCGAGTTAGGTATGGCTCTGTACAGATTAGGCGGTCTTTGGGACAACAGGTCATGATGAAGTAGATCGTAGAGTGTATTTGAAAGTGTTTCATAACTCTGTCCTGGAAGTCCAACTATGATATCAACCTGGTTAAGATTATACCTCTGGTGCTTGGTCACCTCTTTGAATTTTTCTATCTTTTCGAACTCGTTAGACATAGGTCTACCGTTCAGTTTCAATACATCAGGGTTCGTGTCTTGCAGGGCAAGGTATGAATAACGCACCAATCCCGCCTGTGTTATTGAACTGGAGTTGATAAGTTCTATTATCTCGAACACATTTTCTATGTTGTTCTTGGCCATGGTGGGATTTACGAAACTAACATTGTTATCAACATTCTTAGCAATGAAATATTTCACCAGATCTATGTATTCCTTTACGATTCCAAAATTTTGATCTATGATTTCATAGTCTATGTTTTTGAACTGCACAAGGAAATCAATTTCTTTATACATGTACTCGATAGGTCTACGATTAACTTTAGTCCATAAGGAAGTGCCTTGTTCACAGAAAGAACAGGAGTATGGACAGCCATGTAAAAAATAGCTCTGGAAAATAACGTTCTGATATTTTTCATGATACAAGTTTATGAGATCTGTCACTTCGTCACGGAAGTTTTCCACGAAGTTGATCAGCAAAGGATCGTGTCTTCTAGGTAATGGCTTATTTTTTATAATCTTATTCTCTTTGAGATGAGAAACTCCCTCTAAATCTAATACAGGAATACCATCAATGCGAGCATCAATCAAACGTCTGAATATCTCGATCCCTGGACCTAAAATAACTAAATCGATGGCAGGATTTTTCTCTAGGAATTCTTTGGTGGCTTCAGCAGATGGACCGCCTGCAATTATCAATGCATCGGGATTATTTTTCCTGTACCATTCAGCATTCTTCAGAACAACGTCTATGTTCCACCCATATACCCCTAGGCCGATGATGTCTGGTTTATCTTTGATTAATTTTTGTTGTAGTTCCGGGTTACTTTCTATTGGCTTGGGATCATCACTGAACGACCATGTTGTCTTTTTAAAATTTTCTGGTGATCGTTGATAGAAATGATCTTTCACCCAGAAGTAAAAGAAAGGTAGTCGTTTGCCAGTTTTCTGATCTTTCTTTGCAATATTCCCATGTACCAATGCCAGTGAATCGACATTGATGGAATCTATGTGTACGTGTTGCATACCGATATTTAAGTCAATAAAAAAGGGCGAACCTAATTAAAGATCCGCCCCTTTGGTAAACTACCGTAGTATTATTATGGTGCTACTACGTTTGCAGTGTCGATAGCGATGTCAGTTGCTGTTACTGTCGCACTTGAAATAGTGGCTGTAACGCTTCCTGCACCGTTCAACGCTCTGATGTCTGTCTGTAAAGTGCCTCCACTTATTAGAGTTCCAAGAGAGTCTGTTCTCACTGTGTAAGTTTTTTGTTTATCACTTTCGTGCAACGGTCCTTCTGAAAGGATGTTGATGTACCTACTGATAACTGCTCTTGTCGCCTCTAAACCTGCTGTTGCAGATCCAGATGATAAGTCGCTAGTTTCAGCCGTCATCGCATTGACGAAGTCAACAACAAACGTAGATGTTGCTACTCCTTCAAGTTCCATGTTCGTGCCGTGTACGAAGTTGTTTTTAGTTGCTGGCATTTTATTTCCTCCTATGCTATACTATTAAACAGCGATTGCTAAAGTTTTAGCCGTTACTGTCGCCGCTGAGAAGTTGGCAGTGTTTCTTGGAGTGGCACTTGCCGCTCTTCCCGCCGTGTCAACCGCTCTGATTGCATCTCTAAGACCGTTCGCTGTGATGTGGTTAGCAACATCCAAACTGTCAGCTCTCACCATGTAAGTAAGTTCTGTGTTTGAGTTTCCTAACGGACCAGTAGCCAAGATGTTAATTCCTTGGTTCATGATGGCCTGTTCTACTAGTGCTAAACCAGCCGCAGTTGAATCCGCTTGTGGATCACCTGTCTCTGAGTTCATTGCATTGATGAAATCAACTGTGAAGTATGATACATCTACACCTTCTAACTCTGCCGCAACAGGTAAAGATGTAAAGTTATTTCTTGATATTGGCATAATTTTATTATCCTTTTAATTAAAATACAATCAATACGATTAAGCGTATTTGAATGTAGTTTTGATTGTTACAGCAACAGTACCTGATCCAAAGTTAATTGAATCTACTGTTCCTAGGTTGATGATGTCTTCTACTAAAACTTGAGCAAGTGTACCTGTCACAGTTCCATCTAAAGATTTGAAACTATTGATAGTGCTTGTGAAGTCACCTTCTAGTAAGAAATCTTGTTTCGTACCAGTGTCATAAACCGCACCTGCGGCTAAGATTGTTGCTCTTGATAGTATAGTGTTAGAGACTGCTTCCATGGCTTCTCTTGAAGCATCTGCGTCTACGTCCCAGTCCACTGCGATCATAGTGATTGCCTTACCGATAAAATCTTGTTCTCCGATTAGTGCAGTCACCGTTCTGTTTGGTGCTATTGGCATTTGTTATCCTCCTTTTTTTCTGTTAACATAATGCATTGATTCCGCTCAGGAATCAAGTTGCAAGTATTTATTGGTAAAGTTGGTAAATTATGCTGTAATATTACGATTTAAGCCAGACTTCGTCACTTTTAGTGTGTTTTACGAAATTATATCCAAGATCTCTTAGGATAGCATCACATTGATCAACTAACTTTTGTCTTGTAGCACTCTGCTTGTGGGCAGGCTGATATTTGTTTCTCTTCATTTCTATGTTGATTACAGGGTTGTTTTTGGTCAATGTCTCCCTGGCACCATTCAACAAGGCAAGTTCAAAGCCGTCAACATCGATCTTCACGAAGTCAACGTTGGTGAGTCCAAAACTGTCCAGTGTCCTGCATTCTATGTCTCCATCGCCTTTCTCAAGCACGGTGGAGTTGAAAACCTGAGTGGCCTTGTGTTCATGATCTGAAAGTCCATAAGGCCAAAGCAAAACATTTTTCTCTTGTATGTTCTTTTTGAAACATTCTATGAAGTTGGGGTTTGGTTCAAAACACACCACACTTTGGAATTTTTTGGCCAAGGGCCTTGTCCACTGTCCCACGTGGCTACCTATATCCAAACACACCCGCCATTGCTTTACATACTTCAGTGCGGAGTTCCTTTGGCGTGGTTGTCCGTCTTTGCCTGCTTCGGGGTGTAGGATGGGTTGGGTGTCGTGCCTATAGAGAACCCAAAAACTATCCTCGTCTGGCATCACATTCTTTACACGCACAGTCAGGACAATCCCTGCATTCTGTACATGAACTCTTGCAGTGCTGTTCGCATCCGCATTTCTCACAAATATGTTTGATCATCATAGTTCCTTAAATTTCTTGAGTATGTCAGTGTTGGGCAGTTTGGATTGTAGTTGCTGTTGCAGTCTGTGTAGGGTCTGCATCTTCATTTTTGAATTTAAACTGTGATAGTTGGCCACTGCTCGCCTGATGTTCTTTAGATTGGCATCGGTGATGTTAAGTGATCTCTCCAGATGGGTAAGGTTTTTAAAGTGATCTTCCCACGTCCTCAGGTACCTTCTCAGTGCCATCACGGGCACCGGCTGTCTCTGCCTCATGGCCTGTGCTTCATCCTTGTTTTTCAACTTCTTTGTAATCTCGGGATCACCTGACACGATGGCCAACATGTTGGATAGGTCATTGTTGATCATCCTCACTTGATCGAATGTGCCCTTGGCCATGGTCTGACTAGCGTATGATTTGGTAAACTCTGCCGTGGACTTGTTCTGGCTCATCAATGCTAACGCTAGGAAACTGAGGTATATCCTCTCTGTTACTTCTGGGAATGTAAATCTCTGCAAGTCACTATGCCTTCTTATCACCTTGCCCTCAGATACATACTTTAAAAATGGTGTTAACATACAGGTATTTATAGGGCAAATGCAACGAAACTTTATTCTCACAGACGTCATGAAGACCGGTCGCTACGAGGCACTAGAAGATTTTATTAGATATCACAGTCTATCTGAGCAAAAATTCGATATGACCGGAGAGTACTACCTCTTGCATAACTACGACCTAGACAGTTATGATCGCAAGTTTGCCATCATAGACACGAACAAGCAGAACGTTCGAATCAAGGATAACAAAGAATTTGCCTTAGAATTACAGAAACGTTGTGACCTACTACACAGCCAGGGTTTTGTGTTCATCAAGGCCAACCCTTGGGAGTCGCTGGAAAACATAAGCACCACACCAAAGTATCCTGACACAGGCATAAAAAATATACAGTATCCTGAGATAGACATAAAACATATCAAGTGGACAGGAGGCACCAGTTGGTTCTGGTTCATAATGTATGAAAAGCACAAAGGCAAAACATTCAACTTCGATCATTCCAACAAAAAATATGACTTTTTATATCTAAACAAACAATCTAGGGCACATCGGAAGAAACTGTACGAAGAGCTATTGAACAAAGGCATTCTAGAGAACAGTCTACACACCCGTTGGCCATTTAGGAAACTGCCTGCGGAGTACGAACTTCCTTGGGCACAGGATTATCCGCAGTATGGCATGGATCAAGACATATACGAGAAGCCTTACAACGATACTGCTTGTAGTATTGTGGCAGAGACCAACGACAACGACTATGAAGTATTCATGACAGAAAAAATATGGAAACCAATCATAGCACAACAACTTTTTGTGGTGCATGGAAATTACCTGTATCTTCAGAAGTTGAGGGATATGGGATTTAGAACCTTCAACAACTACTTCGAAGAAGCATATGACTTGGACAGAAATCCAAACATGAGAATTGATACCATTGTTGATGTGTGTGACCGACTGCGTGACGCTCCATGGCAAGACATATATTTGCAGAGCCAAGCACTAAGACAATACAATTTTGATAACTTTTTTAATGAAAAATCTTTGAGCAAAGAAATTAATAATACTTTGAATCTATTTCTTGAATTTGCTGATACCCGTCAAGTTTCTTCTTGAAAATCCCAACCTATCAACCAACTTAACAGCACTGCCTGACTTGTCAACAGCAACAAACCCTTCTGGCTCTGTGACTTGTAGTCCGCCATCCGTCTGTTGGAAAGAACCTATGGCCTGTGCTTGGTTCATCTTCTTTAATACGAAGCCCTTCATGGTCTGCACTGCCTTGTAGAAAGTCAGCATGGCCTGTAATGGTGCCCTTGCCCCTGCAAGGAACTGTGGCATCTGTTTCATCTTGTCTTGTCGCAGTTGTAAGGCCTTCTGTGCCTTGAGTCCTGCCATCTGCTGTTGCATTCTGTCGGCGTAGAACTTCTTGAACCCTAATAAAAACTTGGCCACATCGGTTGGCAGTTGCCCTTGCTTGACCATTGCGTTGATGTACATCTGGAACATGGGCACAAAGTCTGTGTTCTGTCCTAGCACACTCGATAGGTTCTTTGGAACGTTGTTAAGTAGTCCTTCTAACTTTTCTATGCCATTGTAAAATTGTTTCGTCTCATCATCTGTGAATTTAGCACTGCCTGACACGTCCTTGTATGTGGCGTTGTCGAAGAACACATCATTGCTTTTAGCAAACGAACTTACATCTGCTCCACCCGATGCTGTCATGTCGGCAAGTGTTTCACCGTTGTAGGTTGTGTGGAATATGATTCCTACTTTGGCTCTGTCTATCTGTTTGCCTAGCTCGCCACCCTCTGGCACTGCGTATGTTATTGTGTTGGGTGTGAACGTAAGGTGAGGCTTGCCATCAATGTTCTTTCTTGTGATGTCCTCGTCTGTGTACAGCAAGTCTCCTTGCACCACACCCTGTATGTTTAATTTTCTAAGATGCACAAGACATTTCAATAGTTTTTGTCCAAGCTCGTCTGTGCCGTGATTGTTTGCTATGTCTTTCTTTGTGTAATTGATCTTGGCCGCCTGTGCAAACACTGATTTTGTGCCCACGAAGAACTTGCCGTTGTCTGGATTAGTACCGCACACCACAGCAGGTGCACCGTCCCACTTCACAGAAACACTCATTGCCTCGGAACTTGATCCTTTGAGTGTCAGGAGTAGTCCCCTGAAGTATTCCACAACTGCCTTGCCACCCTCGTAGCCGTCAGTGATGACAATGTCCTCTATGTGTTCAAGGTGTGTCCTCTTAAACTCTGTTAGGACATCTTCTATCAACATTGGTTAGTCCTCTTTGTATTCGCCGTCTTTGATTTTAAGCAGGTTTTCTTTGACGTCTCTGTTCTCTTTGATACGTGCAACACCTTTGCTGAACTTGGATGCGTCCATGTTCTTGAGTGCTGAATTGAACTTCTTCTCCAGTTTGAATGCTGTGTCTTGATCGAAGTTCTCTCTGATGTAGGTCATTAATCTGATTGCACTCTCTAATATGTGAGAAGCACGGCTCTCCACGACCTCTTCTTTGTCTCTTTTCAGAGGCATTGAGCTTAATTCTTCTAATAAACTTCTTGTGTGTTTTTGCATATACGGTATTTACTTCTTATTGTAGCACAATTCTAGCATAAGTCTACTTGGTTTTACGATAAATGAAGTATTTTCGTTGGTTTGTGTCGTCTCTGATGTCTAATATTTTGAGATTAAACATTTCTGATAATTCTATAATAAATGGTACATTCCACGCATAGAATTCTATCCAGTCTGCCTCAGGCTTGTCGTGTTGAACTCCAGGATTAACACGGAAGAACATAGTGCCACCGTCTGCCAGTAAACTTACACATCTAGAAACTTCTGCTATTATTTTATCCTTACTACCAAAGTTCACTGAGCCCAGACAAAGTATCACATCAAATTTCTGATCTGTCTTATATTCTAAAGTGCCAACTTCATGATCAGCAAGGTTGTTGTATGGATCTATACCGATTAGATTATGTATTTTGCCTTTGAATTCGTTGTAACCACACCCAACATCAAGCACTGCCCTTGGCTTGAGAGCATTCACCTCGTCTATCAAAGCAAGACCAGAGTACTTCCATTTCTTCATGTCATTCTGCCAATACTTGGAGAAGTATTTGTTAAGGCAGGCATCGTCTATTGCCTCCACGTATTGTTCAATAGTGTCACATCTCTGTACCCCAACACCGAATGTTTCTAGTATGTAAGGTTGTGTAATTTTTTCTAGGTTGTTTTCGCTGTGTGCAAGAAGTTTTGCAAATATTTTTTTGTTCATGTAATGACAGTATATATTGAATGCTTATCCTGTCAAACCTTTTTCTTGATCGGCTTTGCTAGTATCTCTCTTGTCTTGTCTGTAATCACACCTGTTATTACCAACATGGGTCTTGGTTTATTACTGGCGTTTGCTGTTGCGTGTGGAATGTTTGGCCAATCAAATTTGTGTATATCTCCTGCTCGCCATCTGTCAAACTGCTGGTTACCATACATTATGAATTGTCCTGGCTCCCAATCCTGTAGCATAACCATTATCCTGATAACATTGTTTGGATCTGCGTCGAGGTCATACAATTTGTCTATGTGCATGTTTAGAACCTCACCTGTAAACTGCACATGTAGTTTTGATTTAGTAGATGACAATTCAAAGAAGTCTGTCATCTTTTGAAGTGTTGGGCATCCTGTGAAGTCTTTTAGACCTCGGTATATGGTCATCTTGGGATCAGCACCCGCTGTCTTTAAATCATTCTCCTCCGCTATCACATCCACATTGACATTTTCCCTGCCTGTGCCTTCCCTACGGTTGCCCCAATTCAATGGCTTTGCTTCATCGATAACAGATTGCAGTTCCGTTTGCCAACCGCCAGTGAATTTTCCAAGGTGTTCAACACACTCTGTGTCTTTGTGCCATTTGTTGAAGTGATAATTGCTCCGTGCTTTTGCGTCTTCCCAATTACTTGTAGACATATACCTGTATTCCTTTTTCTGCATATGTATGTATTTTACTGTCCTTTGTGGGGAAACTAATTCCTAACAGTTTGCAAAGTTCTGTGTTGTCTTTGACCCTGCCCGTTCTATCTCTGTTATCATGTATGAACTGCATGGTGTCCTTGTTTTCTGCCTGAATGTGTTCCCACATCAGGTCGAGATTTACGAAGTGTTGGTAGTTAGGATATGTAATTTTGAATTCGCCACACAGTTTCCACCATTCCAAACATTCAAAATCATTCCTATAAACCATTACTATAGGATGTCCCATATCTTTAAGATGATGCAGTTCGTGTGCAAAGGTGTGTGACTTTATGATTCTTTTACCTGTACCCGAGAAAGGCAGATCCCAATTATCTCTTGTGGCTCTAAACTCCATCCCCGGATCCCAGTAAGCACCAATGTGCATGAGATGTTTGTTGCCAGGGGTGTCAGCATCGTGCCAGTAGGTTCTCTTTTCAGAATAATCTGTGTGATCAATGTCATCACTCCAGTAGATATTCTTGACAACACTACTCCATTTTGATCCTGGTGCCCCTGTAAACAGTATGTACATTATTTTGTCAGCTCTTCCTTGTACACGGCATTGTAACCCAATTGATTCTTTCCAAAATCAGATAGTGTTTTCAATGCTCCTGGTGTGATGAATGACTTCAGTGTTCTCACCGCGGCATCACCCTCTGCACCTGTTCTCCATTCGTACTTGCCCACTTTCTTTTCGATAGCGGCAACCGACTCTGGATCCTTGATCATCTTGTCCAGTGCGGCAACAAGTTTGGCCTTGTTTGGATTGCCCTTGTTAACCCAGAATGCTTTCTGTAGAGCATCTCTCCAACTCTTGACAAGTTTGTATGCATCATAGAAGTCACCACTTGGTGCGACTCCGTATGTGGATTCATACAGTGCCTCGAATGTTGGCTCTGTGAAGTTTGGATCAGCATCATGATCACCTGTCTTAACATTTAATAGTCCATGATGGAACCAAGTGTATGCGTCGCCTTTGCCTATCACTGGCATCACGTGTTTCTTGTATGCGGCAGGGTTTTCCCTTGTGGCGTTCAAGTCACCTCTGATGAATGCAAGTCTTCTCTCAGACCCTTTCATTCCTTTTACCCATACTATCTTGTCCTCAAATGTCTTTACTGGATCACCGTTTGGTCCTGTAAGCAACATAACGATTGCCATGATCTCTGGAGTCATTCCAGATCCTGATGGAAACTGTATAGGTCCGTTTTTCGTGTCTGCCTTGTTTCTTGCACCTACAATGATGTTTAGATTCATGTGTCCCACTGATTCCCAATCAAAGTAATTGTACTCAACAGGTTCAACAAGATATGATATACCGTTACCACCATGTGATACTAATATAGTTTTGTCGTCGAACCTTAATTCATTTTGGAACTCGTTTGGTCCCAGTTGGTCTCTAGCACCTGGCTTGTAGATCAAGTTGATCTTTTCTCCAAGGTGTTTCTCCCATTCTGCTACAACTATCTGTGCCCACACAGAAGTTCCACCAGAAGGTTTTTGAGGCACGATTAAATTGTAATCTGCCAAGGCTGTTGTTGTCATCAACACCAAAGCCATTATTGTTTTCTTAAGCATAGTCTAGTCTACTCCGTTTTGTTATTCCCCAATACAGTAATAGTATAACACAGATCATTATAAAAATAAAGATCGGTCTTGTTATCATATCATTTACCGTATGTAGAGATGTTAGTTGATAAGTGAGATTGTATATCCTGTCACTCAACAGGTACCCTATAAGCAGTGCTGGCCTGCTGACTTGGAATTTTTTACATAGCAGTCCCATTATAGAGAATGCTACAAGTACCGCAAGGTCTTCCCAACCTCCTGTGTACTGCAAGGTTGCCCATACAATCACAGCAAGTATGAAAGGAAAGTAGTACACATATGGAATACGTGTGACCCACCCTGCGAAATATGCCAGTCCATAACAAATGACAGCAGTGATGATTGTTCCTAACAAGAAAGCAAATGTCATGCTGTCAAATAATCTGTCGTCGTAAAATGTATCAGGTGATCCTAGGTCAATGCCCAGGTACAAGAATAGTCCCATCAGTATCGCGGCGAAACTTGCACCAGGTATACCGAACAAGACTGTTGGAATGAATGAAGAGGCCTTCTGTGCGTTGTTGGCACCCTCGGCACCTATCACGCCCTTGACGTTTCCGTTTCCAAACTTCTCTTTGGGATTGGCCGCCACCGTGGCACCATACGCCAACCAGTCCGCCATCGCTCCACCCAGTCCAGGTAGAAGTCCTATGAAAGAACCTATGGCTCCTCCTCGGATGCTGTCCTTCCAACACCTGACAGTATCTTTCATTCCTTGTTTAAGGTCATGCCAACTGCCGTGTTCTGCTTTTATAGTCGTTGTAGTTTTTCTATTGAACCAACCATTCCACAGTTCTGGTATGGCAAAAAGTCCTGCAACGAAAGGCAGTATCTGCACACCGTCCTCGAGATATCTCCAACCCATTGTGAAACGAGGTACGTTGTTCACGTCAACACCAACCAGTCCTATTGTGACTCCAAGTACAATGGCTAGTGTGCTTCGGACATATTTCCTAGTTGAAACGAATCCCACAGTGACAAATGCCAACAGCACCAATGCCCACAGTTCGGGTATGCCCATGTACATCACAACCTTGGTGTACCATGGCAGGAATAAAAATGTAAGTGATCCAAAGAACAATCCATTGGCAGTGCTTGATGTAATCGCGGCACTCAATGCTCGTGTGGCCTCTCCGTTCTTGGCCATGGGGAATCCGTCCACCATTGTTGCCGCCGCAGAGTTGGCTCCGGGTATGCCTAGTAGCACACCACTGAATGAATCACCGGTTGTTGAGGATGCCACAACTGCCACACAAAAGATTACACCCAAGTAAGGGTCGCCCACAAAGTAGGGCATGAATCCAAATAGTGTGATTAAACCTGTTGTTGCTCCCGCGGCTGGTATTAGGCCAATGATCAAGCCGTAAACAATACCCGCCAATAGTATAGCCAATTCCATAGTTGTCAATGTTTGGGGTTAGTGTTGTGAACTTCACTGAGAGCGTTACAACAAAATATGTGTTAGTAATTATTCTTGTGTTAAGTAATATTATATGAAACTGAGTCCTAGAAAGCAACAGAAATATATCATGCTCAGGACCTACAGCCATCATGACCATGACATGGATGACCTGGAGGGTGAGTTCTGGCCCGTGATGGGCATACTGCTGGCCATAATAGGCGTGTGGACAGGATTCATACACCTCATAGATTATCTCACCATAGACGCAATCCCATGGTGGGCGGAACCATTAACCATCACACCTGTGATATTACTGCTCATAATGAAGGAGCAGTTTGATTCTCTTAATCCATTGCACTGGTGGCCCATGTTCTGGGGTTACAATGCCAAGTTACCGGAAGAGGACAGGATAACAATCCGACCTTTGGACACGGAACGGATCATGGAACAGCATGGTGGTAGGTTGAACGTACACATCATAGACTACGAACACATTAAGTTCCGTAGGAAGAAGGATGCGGTTATTTTTGGGTTGAAGTATTTCTAGCAGGCCTGAACACAGTGCCATACTTGGTCTCGTACAGTCTTAACTTGTCTGATAGTTCTTTGACTATCTGCTGATAGTCCGCCACCTGTACTTCCAAGTTGCCTATCTGACCTTTAAGAAGAACAAGTTCTTGTTCTTGCTTTTTCTTCTTCTCATCGGGTGATAAACAAGAATTAAAAAACGAACCTAATGTTGCTTCTTTATTTGCCTTGTCCTGCATACGACTTGTAAGATCTCTTCTTGGACTTGTTCATAGAGCTCATCTTGATTCTGCTCTTGTTCTTGCCCTGCGAGGTCTTCTTTGGTTTGCCTTTTGTGTATCCTGAAACATTTAACATGTCTTTATATTATAGTAGACAGTTTGATCTGTCAAGTGTATAATAGTAAATAATATTATGATCAAGTACCAACTGAGATGCAGGTGTGAACACGAGTTCGAGGGGTGGTTCCCTGACAGCAAGGAATATACCAGGCAGAAGAACAAGGGACTTATCAACTGTCCCATGTGCGACAGCACAGCAGTGGACAAGGCCATCATGGCTCCAGCAGTCAAGGCCTCCAAGAAGAAACAAATACCAGATGACTACTTCGTTATGGGCGAGAGTGCGGAACAGATACTGCGTAAACTGAACAAGAAGATCAAGAAGGATTACCAGGACGTTGGTAAAAACTTCGCCAAGGAGGCCAGGAAAGCACACAAAGGCAAACGTGATCAGAAGTTCTATGGCAGGCCCACCAAGGAAGAGACCAATAAACTGTTGGACGAGGGCATAGACCTGTTTGCGGTACCAGACTACAAGGACAATTAATCGCAAAAACACTGGGTTTTTGACCACGGTTGACCTTTTACACTTTTTAGTATATAATTGTTATTATGGAACGTAGGATAACAGAGATTGAAACTCCAGAGTTACGTAACCATATAACAAAAACCAAGGAAAAGGAAACAATATGCTAACAGGTATGTTCAATACACTTTTTCCTTCTATTAAAAAGGAAAGAAAAACCAT